TTATGCTGTTACTGTTTCATTAAGCAGCGCTGACAATGACTTTGTATTGTTGACAAGTGCCCCCAAAGCTTTTTTCTGATCATCGGAAAAAGACAAATAATCCTGATTTGAAAGTTTTTTACAGGATGCCATTGCAGTATTGAGCTTATCAGAAATCCCTGTCGTCTCTATTGAAATAGCATCTATCTTGCCCTTAATCTCTTTAAGCGCCTCTACACAGTTTTTCAGTCTGGCTATTTCGTCCTTTTTGCTTTCCTGAATTTTATGTTTCTTACGCCACATAAACCATACACTAAGGGCAACTGATGATCCGGCAATACCCCATCCGATCGGTCCCGCCAACGCTAATAATGCATGTCCGGCAGCCATTCCTCCTCCGCCTGCAGCAAGTGCACCACCGCCTAACCAGGCAAGCGCAGCATTTGTGGCTGCTGCGCCACTCAAAGCTGAAATAGCCGTACCCGTTGAAGCCGTTCCAAATGTAGTGGCTACCCACATAGCTGCCGTAGGGGCCATACTGGCCACCGCAGCGCCTGCAGCAACGCCTGCTCCAGCACTTTTAGCTGAGGTTTCGAGGGCTTTTCTCTGCTCTATTCCATATTCTATAGTGTCCTTGAATTGCTCTTTCTGTATATTGATATCTTGAATATCTGTTTCGAATGATTTCGGGTGTCTGGCAATGCTATTCACAAGTCTTTCAACATCTTCAATCAGTCTGACGGCATTCTGTCTCTGTTCCAACAATCCCTCACCTGCAGTACTTACAAGTGCGTATGCTTCATCATACTGTTTTCCTGTTCTCTGCAACTCTTTATCAAGGGCCTGATCCGGATTCAGAAGGGCATCCTCTGTCACGTCAATAAGCGTATCCAACTCGGCTTGGTTAGCAGGTAGGTCAAGATGCTTTTCGTTGCAGAAATTGATGTAATCAACATATGCCTGTTTGCTTCCATCAAAGCTCTTTTTGACAGATTTTGTAACATTCTTTTCTATCCAATTTATCTTCTTTCCCGCTCCTGTAGTACGGTCATGGATATCCCTGATATTCTGCAACTGCGGCTGAAGTTCTCTCCATTTTGATCTTCCAACTAGTTTCCAGTAAAAGTTTGTCTTGTACTGAAGGTAGACTAATCCTCCAGCTATTGCGGCAATAACGATAAGAACAAGCACTATTATCGCTGTATCCATGCTGGTTCACTCTCCTCTCTTTATATACATCAGCTGGATATCATATCCCAACTTCTCCATCATCGTTACGAAGGTTTTATTGACGACGCCATCCGGCTTCCTGATTACCTTGCTCACATATTGAGCAGAGGTATCGACTCTTTCTGCAAGAGCCGCCTGAGTAATGCCCTCTTCAATGCACTTTGTCTTTACATCGATTTCGATATTATTCCTTACCATGAACGACTCCTATGGTGCTTCCGTGCTAATACAATTCGTATGATATATCATACCATATCAGCGGCATTTATGCAGAAAAAAGGACCGCCCGCCACATAATTGACAGACAGTCCTTCCTCTCACTCCTCTGTTATGAACTTGTAAACCTCATCACTGAAATTCCAGCGGATCTCGATGTGCTCCGGATCCGTGACCCGCACCTCCTTCACCAGTGCAGTCACCATCTCCGGCGTGAGCTCCTGTGCTCCATCATAGGATCTGAGCTTTTCTACCACACCTGCTGCCTCCTCGCTCTCCTCCATCCTGGCATCAAGGTCTTGCTTCTGCGCATTGGAGATCTTTCTCTTCAGCGATTCCTCCTGATCATTCAGAAGCTTCCTGCGCTCCTGATATTCATCCTTGCTGATATCTCCCGCCATCATGGCATCGACGTTTGCAAACCTATCGTTCTCACACCGCTCCAGTGCCTTTTGCAGATCACTCAGCGTGCGAGCCTTCGACAGTCTCTCATCTGCAGCATCGGCCTTACTCCTGGAGGTCTTCATCGCCGCCTGTCCCGCCAGATCCTGCAGCCTCCGAATTCCTTCCAGAACAATCTTATTCAGGTCATCCTCCCTGTAATAGCCCGAAAAGCACTTGGATCCATCCTGGTATTTCGACAGCGGACACCAGAAGTAATTGTAATAGACGCCCTTGATCTCATTCGATCTGTACTGCAGCCGCCTTCCACAGACGGCACACTTGATATGGCTTTTCAGCGGGTAAATATACGGCACTGCCGTCTTTCTGCCTGTTGCTCTCCGGAAAATCTGCTGGGCCGCCTGGAAGGTTTCCTTGCTGACAATTGGCTCAAACATGCCTTCAACGATCAGCTGCTCTTCCTTCGGGATCGCTCTTGTATGCTTATAACCAATGCCGATGCCTTCTCGCTTGTGCTGAACCACAGCGCCGTAATACATCTCCTGCTGAAGAATATTGCGGACATTATCCATTGTCCAGCAGCTGAGCGCTGAGGAGTTGGCAAATTTCTTCGACCCCGGATGCTTCCTTCTGTAATAGGCTCCCGGAGTCTCATAGCCCTTTTGATTCAGCGTATCCACGATATCCTTCAGCTTCATCTTCTTCAATGCATATCCGAAGATCTCTTTCACAACCTCCGCGGCCTCCGGATCTGGCATCAGACTGTTCTTCCTGTCAGGATCCTTCATGAGTCCGTAAGGAATGTGTCCTCCCATGTATTCGCCGCGCTTCATCTTCGATCTCTTTGCCGTTTTCACCTTCATGGAGAGATCCTTGCTATAGTAGTCATAAACGATGTTCTTCATGACGACATCCAGTCCGCCGGTCGTACCCTTATAGTCGTTGCTGTCGTAATGATCGTTGACGGAAATGAACCTCACGCCCAGGAAGGGAAAAATTCGCTCCAGATAGTCCCCCAGCTCGATATAATCTCTTCCGAAGCGGGAGAAGTCCTTGACGATAACACAATTGATCTCGCCGGACCGGATCTTCTGCAGCAGCCTCTCAAAGGACGGTCTGTCAAAATTTGTTCCGCTGTACCCGTCATCGAAGAATTCCTCCTGCCGGCAGCCCTTCAGCTCCGGATCAGAATCGATATAGTTCTGGATTAAGGCTCTCTGATGGGAAATGCTCTCGCTCTCCGTCTTGCTTTCCTTCTTCATCAGATCCCGGTCAGCCTGGGAGAGGCGAATGTATTTTCCAATTACTGTTTCCCGCATATCAATCCGCCTCCTGCGTGAGCTCTGCCAGAACGGCTTCAAAGGCATTCTTTTCATCAGAATAATTCAGCTCGATTTCTACCCGTTCATCCTCATAAACAAGAATCCTGCCGATCAGATCGTCCACCAGACTCTGATCGAGCTCGCTGGCGTTCTCTGCCCTGTGAAGAGCCTCAAGCCATTTGCTGTTCCCGGAAAGAATCTGTTCCAGCTGATCCCTTTTCTTCTTCGCGGCGTCGAGTTTTTTCTGCAGCTCTTCTGCCTTCCTCTCATACTCGGCCTTGGCGTATTTGTACTCCTCTGCATCAAGAACACCTTCCGTAAAGCTTTCGTACAGTCCTTCACGCCTGGCGTTCACCTTCTGAACTTCACGAAGTGCATGATTGTAATCGCCATTATACTGGTCCAGGAGATTCCGTTCGCTCCTTGTCCCCTTCAGTCTGTGAAGCATCTTCTCCTGATCAAGCGCATGTGCAAGCTGTTCCCTGATGACGCACAATGCAGCATCGCAGACATTTTCATATTTAATGTGATGCCTGCTGCACTTCCGGTACCCGGTATCGATATAGCCGCCGCATGCATAGGAAATGAAGGTATATTGCTTATCCTTTCCCTGTCCTTTGATAAACCGCATTCTTTTTCCGCAGTCGCCGCAGTAAATCTTCCCCTTGAAGAGATTTATGATCCTGCTTCTGACGTCCGCAGTCTGCTCCATCTTCCTGTTGGCATTCTTCTTCGTCTCCGCAAAAATAGCCTGGACCTGATCAAAGAGCTCCTGACTCACAAGCGGCTCATGCATCCCCGGAAGGATTCTCAGTTCCTCCGGCTTTCCCCTATGGATCTTGATTCCCTGATACAGAGACTTCGGCATCCTTCCATAAACAATGGCTCCCGTATAGGTCGGATTCTGCAGGATATCCAGAATGCTCCTGCCGTGCCAGATCGTATGCTTGTATTTTTCTGCCTTCCAGATTCCCAGCTCGACCTTACGCCTTGCCGGCGTAATGGCTCCCATGTCATTGAGCCGATTACAGATCCCACTGTGGCTGACGCCTGCTGCCTTCCATTCAAAAATCAGTTTTACATAGGGAGCCGTCACCGGATCAGGCTCATAGCGGTACTGCTGTGTCTGTGACTTTACATAGCCATACGGAGCGAAGGCCGGGAGAAATTCTCCCTTTTCCTGCCTTGCCCGGAAGGAAGTAATGATCTTCCTGGAGATATCCTTGGCATACACATCGTTGATCATATTCTTCAGCGGGATCATCAGGGCTCCCTCTGCATCGCTGGACAGAAGGCTGTCGTACCCATCCGTGATGGAAATGAATCTGACTCCCATAAAGGGAAATATCTTCTCCAGGTACTCGCCTGCCTCAAGATAATTTCGCCCGAAACGGGACAAGTCCTTGACAACGATGCACTTTACCTTCCCAGCTCTGACATCATCCATCAGCCGCTGGAATTCCGGCCTGTCGAACCGGGTTCCCCTCTGGCCGTTATCCTCATAAATATCGTACAGCCTCAGATCACTTGCATTCTTCAGGTAATCTCTGCAAAAGCTGATCTGGTTCGCGATAGAATCTCCTTTGTCATCCTTGCCGCTATTCTCTATAGAAAGCCTGGCATAGATTGCCGTCGGATAGTAAACTACAGCTGCATCATTCTTCTCTGCAGCAACAGTGGCTACAGACCTTCTGCTCTTTCTTGCCATAGTGCACCTCCTTACACTGCTGCCCGAGCTTTAATGCCTTCAGGAACATTCTGCAGAAATTTGATGATTTTCTCGCATTCATCTGCGTATCTGAAAACTACCTCGATTCGCTGGTCCTCATAGACATAGATGCACTCGATCATATCAACGACCGCCGTCCGCTCCAGCTCCGTGAGATTTGCATGCTTCTTAAAGACATCCATCCAGGAAAGCCTCTCCCGACTGCTGCTTACCATCTGCTCCCGGTCCTCCTGAAGGAGCTTTATGGACTGCTGCGCCTTCTTGATCTTCTCCGCATAGCTTTTCTTGAAGAGAAAATACTCATCCTGGCTGATCATGCCCTCCTGCAGATTCTCGTAGAGCTTCAGCTTGAACGTCTCGTTTTTTTCAATGTCCTCCTTCAGCCGGACAATCTGTGTGTCATAATTGAGAACGCCTCTCTGCTGCTCAGGAAGTGCTTCAACATAATCAATCGTTTTGGCCATCTCAAGGATGGTGTCCACATGCCTTCTGGTCGCAGTGAGAACCGCCGCTGTCAGTTCTTCCACACCAATGGAATGTGTAGAGCAGCCCTTGCCGCGCTTATGTGTCGAGCAGACGAAATAGCTGTAGCGCTTTTTCCCATGCACAAAGGACTTACGGACCATGCTTTGTCTGCAGTCGGCGCATCGCACATAGCCCGAAAGTGGGTAGACCATATCCTCCTGCGGAGCAATCCGGATATCATGCTTCAGAATAATCTGGACATTCTCGAAGGTCTCGCGGTCGATAATGGCTTCATGTGTATCCTCCGCTCTCACCCATTCTGACTCATCCTTCAGCATCAGCTTCTTGACCTTATAGTTCGGAGTGCTCCTCTTCCCCTGCAGCAGGACCCCTGTATAGATTTCATTTTTCAGGATTCGCTCCACAGAGACCGGAGACCACATGGCCTTCTTCCTGACCTGGAAGCTGCTCTTCAAGTTCACGCCAATCGACTTCTTATACTCCAGCGGGCAGAGGACTCCCTGCGCGTTCAGCTTGTCCGCAATCCTGCTCTGGCTCATGCCCTCGATTTTCCATTTGAAGATCGCCCGGACCACCTCAGACGCAAAGGGATCAACGATAATCTTGTTCTTATTCTCCGGATCCTTCAGATAGCCGTATACGACAAAGGCGCCAATGTACTCGCCATTCTTCCTCTTGATCTCGAGCTGGCTGCGGATCTTCACAGAGATGTCCTTGCAGTAAGCATCATTGATCAGATTCTTGAAGGGAATAATCAGAGAATCCGCCTGGTTCCTGTCCAGGCTGTCATAGCTGTCATTGATGGCGATAAAGCGCACTCCCATAAACGGGAACACCTTCTCGATATAATTGCCAGCCTCGATATAATTTCTTCCAAAACGGGAAAGATCCTTGACGACAACACAATTGACCTTCCCGGAGCGGATCTCATCCATCATCTCCTTGAAGGCTGGCCTGTCGAAATTGACTCCGGAGAATCCATCATCAGTCTTTTCAGAAACGATATGAATCTCCGGATGTTTTTTGAGATAGTCCCTGATCAGGGCTCTTTGATTGATAATGCTGTCACTTTCCAGCTTGTCTCCGTCGTCACGGGACAGTCTAGCATAAATGCAGGCACTGTACTCTTTATTCATGCTGTTTGTCCTCCTTAGTCACCATCTGACCAAGCAAAAACAAATGCATCCGGTACAGCCCTGATTCTTATTCGCTATGGTCTGATTCTACCATGATCATACGCTGCCTCATCGGCCACAATTATTTTGACCGGAGATAATGCTCCATGCGCTCCTCAAGCGTCACATCCGTATCTGTAAATCTGGTCTTCACGACAACATTCCCGCATTTGAAACAGTATGGATTCCGGATCTGCTGCACAAAGCTCCGGACACGCTCCTCCTTCGGAAGAGTCCTGTCTATATGCACGTCTCTGATATCTACCAAATCATCACGGCTGACCGTCCGCACGTCCACGTTCTTCATTTCATCGACCGTCATAGGCACCTCCAGGTTGTAGTTTTCCTACTCCTTAAAGTTCCCCCGGTCGGATTTTTTCCGCTCTCAGAGCACAAAAATAAGGGCTATCCACCGCAGATCTCTCCGCCATGAATAGCCCTTCTTCCCAGATGATGCAACGCTCCGTTACCTCATCATCTCATTCACTTTTCTCTGTACGGCCTTATAGTCATACCCGGCAGCCATCAGCCTCTGCTGTCTTTCCCTGCCATTGCCCCACTTCCCGGCAATGACCTCTCTGGCCAGTTCCTCGACAGACTTTCTGGAAGGCGCCGCTGCAGTCGTTCCTGCTCCGGTACCTTTCGGGTATCCATTAAACCCTCCGCTCCGAATCACCTTCGGAAAATCCTGATAGCACCGGTCGAGATCCACGTCTCCGCTGATCCCCGGCACCCTTCCCTTTGAGGAATACTGCCAGATTCCGCACCTTCCCTGATAGCTGCAGCTCTTCGCCCACTGGGCGCACCAGAAGGTGTACCGGCTGAGGATCTCCTGCGATACCACCGTCTTCGCATAGGAGGCCGACGTGTAGAAGCCCGCGAAATACCCCGCCTTCTCCATCTCACTGCAGAAGGTCCGGATCAGTCTGCTGCAGAAGTCCCTGCCAGCCTCCAGCTGATCCTTCTCTTCCATATCGAAGTACACCGGCATATCGAACTGCTTCCCAACAATAACCCTCTGGAACGCCTTTGCTTCCTCGATTGCCTCCCGGAAGCTGTTCGCGTAGCTGTACCAGTAAGCGCCGACATGCAGGCCTGCCATCTTTGCACCAAGATAGTTCCTCTCGAAGAATAAATCCTTCTGGTTTGCGGAGCTTCCGTACCCTGCCCGGATGATGGCGAACTCAATTCCAGATGCCTTCACCCTCTGCCAGTCGATCCTTCCCTGCCATTTTGAAACATCAATTCCCTTCATCAT